GATTATCAATAACTTCAGTCATTTCATCTAAAACAATTAAATCAACTTCTTTAATTTCTGATAAAAGATCTATATTAATAGGTTCATTTACAGCAACCATTTTTGTTTCAGTAGGAAATTCTGGAATAACTTCTCCATTATCATCTAAAAATAAAATATCTGCAGCTGAATAATGCTTACTTGAATCATTAAAATTTTCTAATACTAATGGTTTTAATTTACTAAACTTTTCTGGAGTTAATAAATTCTTTTCTTTTAATATTTCAAGTATATCATCTGTATAAATAGAAATATGTTTAGTTTGTAATCCAAAATATGTAAGTAAAGATTTAAAATTAACATGATTTTTATTGTGTTGTCTTTCAAATTTTCTTCCATATCTTTCAAATAATAGTAATAAATATAAAGAAGATTTATTATAATCACAATTAGACATTAATTCCATTGCAAGTTTGATATTTTCATTATCACTACTTTCAATTAAAGATTTAATTTGTTCATAAACATCATCATCCATTACCATTGAACCATTAATTTCTTTAAGAATTACATTTTCTAAAATTAATTCAGATTTAGTATTTATTATTTTTTGAATATAACCATTATTATGTTCATTTAAAGCCCAATAACCTACACGTGAAATGTCACTAAAGTCAAATCCATTATCTTTAAAATGCTGTCTTACATTGTAATGAGTAGCTAAACATACATCTTCATCTATTTCTTGAACTAAAGCATATAATTCTTTAAAATATTCACTTCTTGGATCTTCAATTAATTTTAAATTTACATATTTAGAAAATACTGCTTTATCTATTCTACGATGGTCTATAAATTCATATAATTTTTTAATACCATCATCACTATAGATTACTAAATTTGAAGATTCAATAAATTTAACAACTTTAGAACCTTTATTAGCACAATAATCTTTCATTTTAAATCTTGGAATATTACATCCAGATAAAATATATAATTTATCACCAGTTGTAGGTTGTCTTTCTACTATATTTAAATTACTAAATAACTCAGTAAGAACATCTGAAAAGTCATAAGCATTATCAATAATTGAAAAATATTTAATTTCATAGTTTGGAATTCCATTAGTAACATTAGTTATTAATATTCTTTTTTTATATAACATATTTTTAAATATAAAAGAGGGGTCATTACAACCCCTCTGTGAATTATTTTACAGCAATTTTCATAACTTCTGTATTAAGCATCAACTTTTGAAACTTTTGCTTATTACCATTAAGGATTTTCTTAATCAATACATATTTAAGATCATCTGTAAAAGTATCAGCATCAGTAGTTAATTTAATTAATCTATCAATTATTTTTTGATCAATTGGATTTGTTTCTGCATACTGTACAGTAAAGTTAATAATCCTTGTAGTTAAAATACTTGCAATATCTGCTCTATAATTATCACCTTGTCCAATACAATTTCTTAATTCACCAATTACATAAGAATCACTGTCATTTAATAAGATAGCTTTTGGTGTAATTAATTTATCAAGTTTATTGTTAATAAACAAAGTAAACATAGTAGCAAAGTCAGGGCCCACAGAACCTTCACCAATCATTTGTACAAGAGGAAGGTTTTTCTCAAAATCTTCAATTGAACTAATACAGTTATAGAATGTGGTAATACTTCTTGCATTTATCTTTTCAGTTACTAATTCTGGATGCAATAACATAAAGTTAATACATCTGCTATCAATACCAGATTTCTCTGCCCATCTTGCCCATACATCTACATTGAATACTAAATTAACAGAAATAAACCTTGATTTTTGAGCATCATCCATTGATGTTACCATATAGCTTCCATTATCAGGATTTGTAGTCAAGATAATATGCCAATCTTTAGGTAATGACCAAGAGATATACTTTTGGGTCTCAATAAGAGTCATACATGCTTGAATGAATCTTAAATCAGCTCTTGAATAGTCATCAAGAATTAAGAAACCACCACCAGTTAAACCAGTAATCCATTCAGGAGGACAATAAGACATACGTTTTTCTCCAGTAAAGTCATACCCACGTTTAACATATTCTTCAGTAGCTTGCTCATCAATCCATAAACACTGGCCTTCTGTACTAGAATCACCTTGTTTACATAATTGAAATTGTCTAACTGGATAACCTACTAAATCACCTAATTCTTCAATTTCAGCTAAGTTTAATCTTATACAGTTTAAACCAAGTTCTTTTGATAACTGCATAATAGCAGAAGTTTTTCCTAATCCAGCATCACCTTCAACATTTACAGTTACAGGTACTTTACCACCTTCTTGAAGAAATCTATTATTATTTACAATGTGAGTGATAAATGATTTTAATTCATCTACGTTTAATTGGATTTGTGCTTGGCTCATAACTAGTTTAATTGGATTTTAGGACCTGGAAGGTCATGATTCATACTTGATTGTCCACTTATTACCCATAACATACGTCCTTGGGCTGGTGTTGGGGAACTTGCCTCACCATCAGTAAAATATATTAGTGCAGTATACTTTCTTTTATTAGCGTTGTAATAATCTATTACAGGCTGAAAACTAGTACCACCACGGCCATGTATTTTAACAGGTTCTTTAGGATTATATTTTCCTATATAACTTATTGCTGTATCACAATGAACAATGGTAATTTCTGTACCAGTTTTATTCATATGAAATACTTCATGATCAAATTCTATTAGCTCTTCAGAACTAACTGATCCTGAACTATCATAAGCAATTAAAATATGTTTTCTTTGCTTAATTTTAAGACCAGGATTATCTGGATATCTTTTATTATATTTTCTACGGGTTTTCTTAGTATATACTTTAACAGAACCACCAGAAAATCTTCTTAAATACCCTCTCCAATCAAATTTTGGTGGGTCAACATGATTAATTCTTTCAAGAATCTCAGCAAATTCACCTGGCATATGACCAGCTAATTTACTAACTTGTTCAGCTAATGACTTAATAATAAACTCAGTTTGCTTTTGTACAAGTCTTTGAGTTGCTTGGTCCATGTTTTCAAACTCACTCCTGTCATGAACAGGTAGTTGCATAGGCTCACCATCTTCATCAGTACATTCTGAATCACCATTAGCCATACCAGCTAATGCAAGTTTTAAATTACCACAAGTATTTTTTTGTTTAGCCTCTAGTAGTTTATCATAATAATACTGACAACCTTTCTTAAGTTCTAAGTTAAGATCAGGATAAGTACTAGGTAATTGTGGGCCAGGTGGTAAGTAATCAGCATCAATATATTGGTTAATTTCAATATCTTGTGCAATATTAGATAGCTCTCTATCTGTTTGGTGTTCAAAGTCTGTTAAATGGAAAAATCCAATATGAAGTAATTCATGTTTTAATAAACCAAATCTTTGATTCTCTGTTAAAGGAGTCCAAAAATCTTCATTAATGTACAATTGATAATTAATTCCATTTAAACCTACCCCTGCTGTGGGAACTTTTTTACTCCATATTTTATTTAACATTATTAAAAAGATACCATAAAATGGTTCTTTAAGCATCAAGCTCTTGGAGGTCTTTGCTAGACTGTTTACTAGGTTTTGATTCATTTTTTTTGAATTTAACATTTATATCAATTTTTTCAATCTTACCATACTCTTCTGGTATCATTTCAATGATACTTAGTGTAAATTTGTCTAGAAAAAATTGTATATCTGTAAAAGGAACTTGTTTTTCACATATTAAGTCAAGTATCTTTTTATAAGTAATAACTTGCTCTGCATTAAATCCTAATTGCTTTAAATAATCAAGTTTCTTTGGAGCATGTTCTTTCCAAAGGGCACTTGGTACATTAGCTAATTTTTTAAATAATAATAAGTATACAATACCTGATTTTACATCAAGTTCTTCAATACAGGATAACGCTACAACTTTATTTTCTTTATCAGAAGAGTTGAGCATGGCTAATACATTATTAAAAGTTACTTCATCTACTTTAATTTTTTCCATTATCTTTTAGTTTAATAGTTATTTCTGTATCATCAATGAAATCAAAACCCAAACCTTTAATAGATTTAAAGATATGTTCACTAAATATATCTAGGAAAAACTGGATGTCATCTTTAGATGCATTGTTCTTTACTAATACAGCTAATAAACTTTTATAAGTCTCTACTATAGTAGGATCAGTACCAATCTTCTTCAACTTTGCAAATGTTTTAGGAGCATGCTTTTTCCATGATTCTGGACTAACATCACATGTCTTCTTAAGTAATAATATTTTTACTAGATTTTTCTTAAAATCAATATTCTCAATTGTTGTTAATCCCACAACATGGTTTTCTTCATCTTTTGAATTAAGTGCATTAGTTATAGACTTATAACTTTCTGCTGTAATAACAATTATTTTGTTCATTAGTCTTCTATTTTAAGTGTTCTAGTCATCCATTCTTTAGGACAATCTAAGTTATCTAACCATTCTTTAGCTGTGGGAATGTAACCAAAACAGTCTTCCTTGACATGTTGTTCCCCAATATACCGGGTATATACAGTTTTACCATTTGAATTAATTATACTTGGACCAAATACCTTTTCACATTCAAAGATACCTTCAGCATGGTGTCTAAACAATCTGTGTTTACTATGACATACCCAAGCTTTAGTAGCATCAAACCATTCATGAATTGCCTGATAATCAGATACTTGACCACCCCATTTTCTTACTGAGGATTTACAATGTTCTATAGGATGTGACATTAATCTTCTGTATTAAATTTACCTGCATGATCATATGATTCAGTCATCTGATAATAGGTATGATTCTCTATAGTAAATTTCCCTGAAGGAATAGCAATAGTCATAACACCAAATCCTCCATCATTATTCCACCAATCTTCTATATCATTTAACTTTGTCCATGCTAAATCATCAATAAAGTTTCTAACAGATTCATTTAAGTTATCTTTCTGGTCTTCACTTAATTTATAATGACTTATGACTTCTTCATTATCTTCTGGTTTAAGATACATAATAGTATCTAAATATCCACTATCTCCACCTCCACTATAATTTATTTGAATTCTATTAAAACCAAGGTCTCCTAGATAGGTCATTACACCTACTAAGTTTAATTTATTTTCCATAAATATTTAAAGTTTATTTTTGTTTATAAAATCTTCCCAGAATATTACCATTTAAGAAATTATCTGATTCTAACACTTGATATCCAAACTGAAACTTAACTTCATTATAAGTAAGTTCAGTTTTACTATAACAGATTCTTAATATCTTTCTTTGAATTGTTATACCTTTTTTATGTGCAGCTTTTAGCACATCATTACTACTGTAGTAATTTTCATATGCAAGTTTAGTTACTTTTACATATCCTTTCTTTCTCTTATCAGTAGGCATAGCCTTCTTACTAAGTTTCTTCTTAGTATTAGAGTGAAAGTTTTTCTTTCCTATATATGATAAGGACTTACCATTTATAATAGCTGACATTTGATATACAAAACCTATGGCTCCTTCAGGTATCATCTCTGGTTCAAAGACTTTACCCATATATATCCAGCTCATTTAAGATTCAGTTAATAAATTCACTTTATCTATATTATTTAAAATATAGTTTAGTTTATCTTTATTATCTTTAAACCAGTGAATTAATTCAAGATCACTTTCTATAGTTGTTGATGTTTCATCTTCTATAGATCTTAATACTGAATATATATTATCTTCAATAGCTTCTATTTCTGTTTTGAATATAGTACCATCATCAGATATATATCCTTCTGCTTTACTTACTTTCATTTTTCTTTAATTTTTCTATTAATAATGGTTTGATAATGTCACGGATATTTTTTAATCCAAAATCACGTATAGAATCTGATATATCTTTTGACATGTTTAAATGTACATAAGGAAGATTATATTTAGATTCATATTTTTGCATTGCTCTTATACCTGCTTCATCATTGTCAAATAGTGTACAAATACTTTGATATTTATGCTGATAAGATAAAATAAATGATTCTGGAATTAATGTATTTTCACTGTCAGGAGCAATTACTTCAATATTTTTAAATCCTAATTTTGTAATACAAATAATATCCTTTAGTGAACTTCCAATAATAAGATATGGTTGTTTAAGAGTTAGTTGATCACTGCCCTGGATATAATCCTTGATTTTAATAAATTTACTATCTTTAACATACGGTTGATATATCTTATATAAAGTACCATCTTTTCTAAAATAACCATAGATATAATGACCTTTAATTCTTAATTCTTTAAGTTCACCATCTACTTCTTTTTGCATAACATACTCTTCTAAAGGAGCAATATTATATAGTTCTAGATCTTTTGAACCTATATGGAAACTTGTCCAAAACTTTTGGTCAATATTAGTCCATAATCTTTTCTTAAATTCTGTTACTTTATATTTTTGCTGTACTTTAAATTCACGTAAAGAATAATCTTCTGTATTGGTAAGCATAAATTGGTTATAATCCTGGATTATTTTGTAGGATGCTTCACCTCTAGAGGTAAGATTAAATAATTTTTGGACAAAACTTATAGCATCACCTGATATATCAGTAGAAAAATCCTTAAATTTATATTTATTATTATGAACATAAATACATAATGATGGAACTTTATCATTAGGATTGAATATAGATTTTATCTTAATGTCTTGTCCTGTTAACTTTTCATTTAAATTTAAATAAAATTCAAATGCCCATTCTCTAGGAATTTGGGTTAAGTCTGAAATAAGTGATGTTGTATTAATCATATGGTTTTATATTAAATAAAAAGAGGGGGATTTGGGTCCCCCTCCTCTATTAATGTTTTAAACTTTATAGTTCAAAGTCACTACCAATATCCATAGGTGAAGATGATTCTTCATTTGGATTAAAGTTAGCAATACTTTCAACTTTTTTCTTAATTAAATGAGTAGCTTCAGAAAATACAGCCACTTTACCACCTTCTAATGCATATGGTGCACCAGCTTTAGTAAATTTAGGTAAGAATAAATCAAAGTTAGTATAACCTTTACTTAGATATTCTTTACCAGCAATACACAATTCAAGTTTTAAACCTTTAAATGGTTTGTCTGTGGCAAATGCATTAATTAAAGACTCAATAGTTTCATGCTTGTTATTCTGTGCAGTTAACCAATCTTTCTTACCAATTGCTTCACAAAAACTATTAAGCCATTTTAAGATTTCAGTATTTCTACTAATCTTAATACCACCTTTAGTTTCTCCATCTGCAAAAAGCCATTCAGTTGCTTTTACACGTCCAACTTGACCTTTATGTCTTCCAAGACTTTCATTATTTTTATCAATAAAGAATCCTTGGAAATCATCACCAAGATCTGGTCCTACCATATTTAAAAGTAAATCATACCCACCTTCTTTAAAGGTTGAAGGTTTCAACTCTACTGAATAAATTTGGCATACTTGGTTGCCAGGTTGTAATGTTTTTGGTACTCCTCCTCCTGATTTAGGGACATCCACTGTGTTTAATTTTGACATGTTTTTGTTTTTTAAATGATTAATTAATCTATATATACTTGATCCCAATGTGTTACTAACTTATTATCTACCATTTCTGATATAATAATCTCTGCATTTCTTAAATGATCTGGTCTAGCACCACATCCTACTTCATCTGTAGTTTTAAATGAAAGAATGTTTTGGTTACCTTTACGGTAAAGATATCCAATAGCATCAGACTGAGCACTAGTAATTCTTTTAATCTTACCAGTTAAATCTAGATCCAATGCATTAAATTCAGTACCATTTTTTTCCAATAAAACATCTTTAATATGGCCAACTAAGATCACTCTAGGTGCCCAAGTTTTGATATAATCAATCATTTTACTAAATGCTTCTCTCAAATACGGATAACCTGCCCCATTTGGCATATTTAAGATACTGCTATATATCTTTTTACCAGCATCATCAGCTAAACCAGTTCCATCAGCATTAGCTTTAAACCAATTTTTACCCATAGCAGTTCGCGAATATAGTAATTCTGCATATGGAATACAAATTTCTTCAAGAGCTGTTATTGTGTCAACAGCAATACCGTCATATGGGTTTCCAGCTTCTTTAATAGCTGCACCAATTTTTCTGATATCCTCAACTGTTTTAGCTTTAACACTCATTGAGTCTACATAATCAGAACCATCTTCTAAATCAAGAATTAACCAATTTGGTAACTGTGCAATTAAGCTAGTCTTACCAGTCTTTGGCTTTGAAAAAATAATGATGTTTTTTGGACTTTTGTGTGTAGCTGGTCTTGGTTTCATAGGTAACATTATACCTGAAACCACCTGTTCAACAGGTTTACTTTCTTCACTTTTCTTTGTCATAGGAGTTTGTAATAATTAATTCATTTAACCATCTCTTTTTACTAACAGGATTACCAGTATGAATAGCCATGTAATCTCTTATTGTCATTTCTGACATAGGCTCATCACGTTCATCTGGTGGTACCATGGAAAGTTCATTTGACTGACTCTCTCTTTCATAAGCTATTTGTTCTTTTTGTACTTTTGCATTTATAATAGCACTTGGTACAGAAGTTTCAACTGTTGTTGAAATTGTATTTATCATCTTTTTTGTTTCAACCTTACTTACTAAAACAAGTTCAGATATTGGTACAAAATACCTAACATGTCCAGAATTTGGATCTGGATCAGAAATAGGGTATTCTTCTTTAAAATGTGGATTATAATTCCATTTGTAAAGGCCTTTAAAAACACAACCAGGAACTTGTTCAGGACTTAAATCCCTACTACCAAATTCAATATAAACATCTTCTTTCTTGTAAATTTCACTTTCAAAAAATCCAATGTGTATTTCTGATAATCCACTAGGTTTATAAGCCATTTTTGATAATAAAATAGCATTTGGTACACCTAATGCATCAAGAGTTGGTTGGTGAAAGGCCCTAATATTCTTAAGCTTTTCTTTTGCTGTAAACATATTTATTAATTTAAATTGTTGATACTCTTCTAGATTGTGTTGGGGGTACAGGTATTTCTATAATTTTCATTTCAGAAAACTTTTCCTGAAAGAAACCAATCTGAACTTCTCCATTTCTGCATTTAATAAAGTGCATGATAAGAGTAGATTTATCTGTAATCATGTATCTTTCTGGTCCATAAAAATGGATATTTTGTTTTCCTGGAATATTAAGTCCTATAACTACATCAGCATGCATTAATAGAGCATCACCTCCAAATATATCAGAAGCTAATATATAATTTCCATATTTACCATCTTCATTTCTTTCTGGAGAGTCAATATTTCTATTAAGCTGACTTAATATAATAAATATTATGGGATATTTTTTCTTGAGTTTTGTAAGACATTCACCTAAGTTTTGCAACATTTCAGTTTTGTCTTTTTCTTTTGGGCCTTTTTTAAGTAAAATTGAGTGATCAAGAGTTATAATTGTTTTTTTGTAAAATTTTGTACTGACTACTGTGTCATCTTTCTGAACTACATCCTCATAATAATG